CAAGTGCAGATTTAATTACATTATCTACTGTAATGTCAGGGACTAATGTATTATTAAGAGCATCACCTGAAAATAGCAGTACTAGTGTTAATTTAATGGGTACGTATGTCCCAGACTAAAAATCAATTCGGGAAATAACGATAAATAGAATTATGCTGAAAAGGCAAATTTAACTATAATAGGGTAATAGGAAATGTTAATATTAAAACAAAATACGGCGGCATCAGTCCCCACCCCGGCTGCGGGAAAAGGTACAATCTTCTTAAGTGATTCAGATGTACTGTCAGTCAAAAAGAGTTCGGGATCGGTCGAATCGTTCCCTACAGTAAGTGGTTCAAATACGCAGGTCTTCTTTAATGATGACAATGCTATTAATGGTAATGCAAACTTAACATTTGATAAAGCCACTAGTGTTCTTACTGTTACAGGTAATGTAGGCGCTACTAGAATTTTAACAGACAATCTGTTATATGCTAATGGTAATCCATACGATTTTCAACAGCCAGCAGGTTCAAACACAGAAGTTATCTTTAATGATGAAGGTGATTTCGGTGCAGATTCAACATTTACCTTTGACAAAACAACTGATACCCTATCAGCAACTAATGTTGTTGCAACTGCATTAACAGGTGAATTACAAACTGCATCTCAAACTAATATTACAAGTGTTGGTACCCTAACATCACTATCAGTAACAGGTAATTCAGATGCTGGAAACCTTAATGCAACTAGTACAGTAAGCGGTACAGACTTAAGCCTTTCAGGAAATGCAACTGTCGGTGGAAACTTAACAGTTAACGGCAATCTTACGTATGTTAATGTAAATTCTTTCGATGTCGAAGATCCAATTATTACAATGGGAGGTGGCCCAAACGGAGCGGCTCCTACTTCAGATGACGGTAAAGATAGAGGTACAGCATTACAATATTATGACGGCGGTGCAATTGTAGGATTCATGGGTTGGGATAACTCAGGATCAGAGTTTATTTTCGGTGCTGATGTTACTAACACAGACGAAGTAATCTCAGTTAACACATACGGTAACGTTCACGGTAACGTATTCATAGGTGATGCAGGTGGATTATCTAACGTAATCGCCGCAAATATTTCAGGTACAGTAGCAAACGCAACTCACTCATCAACAGCAAATACAATAGTTGATGCGGCACAACCTAACATTACAAGTGTTGGTACGTTAACAAGTGTTATTGGTGGAGAAGGTTCTTCATCAGACTTCGGAAACGCAACAGCAATATTCGGCAAAGACAACACAGGATCATCATTAGGTGATAACATCGGTGTTGTTGGTGAAGCCGCGGCAAACTCAACAGCAGGCATCAATGGTATTGGTGTATACGGATACGGCGCAACAAACGGATCAGATAAAGGTACTGGTGTTTATGGACAAGGTGTCATAGGAGACACTAATGATACTGGAGCGGCAGTAGGTGTACGAGGTACAACAGCCGGAGTACATGCTAGTGGTATGAACGTAGGTTTATACGGTCTTGCTTCTGGTTCTAGTGTTTCTAACTATTCTTTGTATCTTGTACAAGGTAGTATCGGAACTATAGAAAACCCAATTACATGGGAAGTTGCAGATAACGAAGCAGGTGCATTAAGATGGAGTTCAGCAGGTAAAGCAAACATCTTTATGATCGAATCTACTGACAATGCTGAAGGTATTTCAACAACAGGTTACTTAAACGTAACAGGTAATATTACTGCAACAGCAGGTATTAAAACAGACAACTATTATTATGCAAACGGAGCACCAGTTGACTTTCAACAGCCAGCAGGTTCAAACACGGAAGTTATCTTTAACGATGACGGAGATTTCGGAGCAGATTCAACATTTACATTTGATAAAGACACTAACGTCTTATCAGCAACAACTGTAACAGCAACTACATTAAATGGTACTTTAGGTACTGCATCACAAACTAACATTACTTCAGTAGGAACATTAGGTTCATTATCTGTAACAGGTAATGTTGGTGCAGGTAACGTTAATGGTACAGGCGGTGTATTCACATACGTATCAGGAGATGGTGCTAACTTAACATCAACTGCTGGTGCTAATGTAACAGGAGAAGTATCATTCGCCGCAACAGCAAATGCAGTAGCAGGTGCTAATGTAAGCGGAGAAGTTAACTTTGCAGCCACAGCAAACGCAGTAGCAGGTGCTAATGTCAGCGGTGAAGTAGACTTTGCGGCAACAGCAAATGCAGTAGCCGGCGCAAACGTATCTGGTACAGTTGCTCTTGCTTCAGTAGCAGGCACAGTGTCAGGAGCCGCACAAGCAAACATTACATCATTAGGTACATTAACTGGTTTAGGTGTCAACGGTACAATTACTGCTTCAGCAATCACAGCAAACACAGGAGTGTTTACAGGTGATGCAGGTGGTTTATCAAACGTAGTCGGCGCTAATGTAACAGGTACAGTATCAAGTGCTACAACAGCAGGTACTGTAACAACAGCCGCACAACCTAACATTACTTCAGTAGGAACTTTAAGTTCTGTAACAACTTCTGGTAATGTTGATACAACAGCAAACGTTGTAACTGATGATATTGTTGGTAAAACAGGCGGAGTTACAATTACAGCAATCGGCACAGATCAACCTATCTCATTAGTAACAACAGGAACAGGTTCAGTTGATGTAAACTCAGCAAGAATTACAGAACTAGCAACACCAACAGCCGCAACAGATGCCGCAACAAAAGCATATGTTGACAGTGTTGCAGAAGGTTTACACGTACATGAGTCTTGTGAAGTTGCAACTACAGGAACACTTACATCTATCACAGGTGGAACAATCACTTATGATAATGGAACATCAGGTGTTGGAGCAACATTAACAACATCTTCTGGTAACTTTGATACAATTGACGGACAATCATTCTCAAACGGAGAAAGAATTCTTGTTAAAGACGAATCAACAGCCGCAAACAATGGTATTTACGTTAAAACATCATCTACAGTTCTGACAAGAGCAGATGATTTCGACACACCAACTGAAATGGCAGGTGGAGATTTCACATTCGTATCAACAGGTACACAATACAACGATACAGGTTGGGTAATGACTGATGCAGTAGCAACAGTTGGTACTAGTGCAGTAAATTTTGTTCAGTTCTCAGGTGCTGGTACATTTACAGCAGGCGCAGGTCTTACACTAACTGGCTCAGAGTTCTCTATTACAGATACAGCAGTATCAGCCGCATCTTACGGTAATGGAACTCACAATGCAACATTTACAGTTAACAGCAGAGGTCAATTAACAGCGGCGGCTAACGTTGCTATTACAGCAAATGCTGAAGCATTGACAGGCACAACTCTTAACTCAAGTGTTGTAGACTCATCATTAACATCAGTTGGTACAATTGATACAGGTGTATGGCAAGGTACAGCAATTGGAGCGGCTTATGTTTCAACACTTAACCAAAACACAACAGGTTATGCCGCAACTGTTTCAAGTGCCGCACAACCTAACATTACTTCTGTCGGTACACTAACAGGATTAACAGTATCATCTACAATCTCTGGTTCAATTGACGGATCAGCCGCTTCTGCTACAACAGCAGGTAGTGTAGATAACTCTGTTACATTTAACAACAGTGGTTCAGGTGCAACTTCAGGCACAACATTCAATGGTGGAACAGCAAGAACTGTTTCTTATAACACTATTGGAGCACCTAGCACAACTGGTACAAATGCATCAGGTACTTGGGGCATCAACGTCTCAGGTTCAGCCGCTTCTGCTACAACAGCAGGCACAGTAACTACTGCGGCTCAACCCAACATCACATCTGTTGGTACTCTTAGTTCATTAACTGCATCTGGTCAGATTCAGGGTGGATCTTTACGATCAACTACACTGACAACAGGTAGTAACTCAACAGCAGGTTCAGTCACAGGTGATTGGACTCTGACTGCAGGTTCTACATGGAATGCAACATATGCTGACTTGGCGGAGAAATACACAGCAGACTCAGACTATGAGCCTGGTACAGTTGTAGTATTCGGAGGAGATGCAGAACTATCAGTAACAGGACAACATGCAACACATACTGTTGCAGGTATTGTAACAACTAATCCTGCTCAAGTCTATAATGCAGAATGTACTGCAGGCGAGGGTGAATTTGTTGTAGAACTAGCACTGATCGGTCGTGTACCATGTAAAGTAATCGGCCCAATTGAAAAAGGTGATCTAATTGTTACTTCTGATCAAGCAGGATTTGGATGTAAGGGTGATCCTGATAACATCAAGCCCGGTAGTGTAATCGGTAAAGCAATCTCGGCATTTAATGATGGCCTAGACGGCGTAGTCGAAGTACTAGTAGGCAAAAACTAATTCTAACTACCTTAGAATCGTTAAGTCACACTTAACATGTAGAGAGAGTCGAAAGACTCTCTTTCCATATATGGAATTTGTTCGACAACCTGATTTAAGATAAGTAGATATATGAATACTTTTACGATGAGTTTCGATACTCGGATGGCTGAATGGTATCAATTGCGTGAATCACTAAAAGATTCAGATTTAGAAAAAATATGTATAGACGTAGATAAATTTTGGCAACAATGTCCACTAAATAACTATTATCTACATCCACATGATATAAAAGATTGGCCCAATCCATGGCAACTCTTACAAGATAATCATTACTGTTTTTATGCACGTGCATTGGGTAACATATATACTTTGGCAATATTGGGCATAAAAGGTGTTGACTTAGTATCAGCAATAGATTATACTGATACAGAAGTAGTATTAGTCCTAGTAGACAACGCAAAGTATGTGTTGAATTACTGGCCGGACTCTGTAGTAAATACAGTGCTGTCGGATTTTAAGAATGTCAAGCATATTGACATAGAACCGTTGTATAACAAAATAAATTAGGTAAAGAATGAACATTAAAGTCACTAAAAGATCAGGAAAGGTAGTAGAATTACAACTAGAAAAGTGGCAAGCACAAGTAGCAAAAGTATGTGAGGGAGTATCAGATGTATCACAATCGATGATTGAAATTACATCGCAACCACACTTCTTTGATGGTATCACTACTAGAGAAATTGATGAACTTACTTTACGTGCTATAGTTGATTTGATTGACGAAGAACAATCTCCTGAAACAGGTCATACAAACTATCAATTTGTAGCAGGCAAACAACGTCTATCTATGTTGCGTAAAGATGTGTACGGAGATTATCAACCGCCGCATCTATATAAAATTGTTAAGAAGAATATAGAAGCAGGATTATATAGTACAGATTTACTTAAATGGTATAGTGAAGATGATTGGAATAAAATGGAAAAGATCATCAACCACGAAAAAGATGAAAACTTATCTTATGCCGCTATCGAACAAATGATAGGTAAATATCTTGTCAGAAATAGGTCGACAGGGCAGATATACGAGACTCCGCAAGTTAGATATATGATTGCGGCCGCAACAGTATTTCATAAAGAAGAACCGCTGTCAGCAAGAATGAGATATATTAAAGAATATTATAATTGTGCAAGTGATGGTTTATTTACATTAGCAACTCCGGTATTGGCAGGGTTAGGAACACCCACTAAACAATTTAGTTCTTGTGTATTAATTAAAAGTGATGATGACTTAGACAGTATTTTTGCATCAGGCGAAATGATGGCAAAGTATGCCAGTAAACGTGCTGGTATTGGTCTTGAAATAGGGCGTTTAAGACCCCTAGGAGCGCCTATAAGAGGCGGAGAGATCATGCATACGGGAATGATACCCTTCTTAAAGAAGTGGTTCGGAGACTTGCGTTCATGCTCACAAGGCGGTATTCGTAATGCTAGTGCAACAGTCTTTTATCCTATTTGGCATCATCAATTTGATGATTTAATTGTACTAAAAAACAATCAAGGTACTGAAGAAACAAGAGTAAGACATATGGATTATGGTGTGTGTCTTAATGCATTCTTTTGGAAACGTTTTAAAAACAAAGAAAATATTACATTCTTTGATCCAAATGAAGTGCCTGATTTGTATGAAGCATTCTATTCAGATACTGCTAAATTTGAGGAACTGTATCTCAAATATGAAAAGTCCCGTAGCCTGCGTAAGAAAGTAATGTCAGCAGAAGAAGTATTTAAGTCCGGTATTTTAAAAGAAAGAACAGATACAGGAAGAATATATTTAGTTTACGTTGACAATGTATCTAATCAAGGCCCATTTGATACTACAGAGCATCCTATCTATCAAAGCAACTTGTGTTGTGAGATATTATTGCCTACAAAGCCTTTTAAACGTTTAGATGACGATAAGGGACGTATTGCATTGTGTACATTGGGATCGTTGAACTGGGGAGCATTCAGACACCCTGAGGACATGCGTAGAGCATGTCGTATACTACAACGTAGTCTGTGTAATATTTTAGATTACCAAGATTTCTTATCGATTCAAAGTCAACTAAGCAACGATGAAATACAACCATTGGGTATTGGTGTCACTAATTTAGCATATTGGCATGCAAAACGTGATTATCATTATGGTGACAAAGATGCATTACAAGATGTTAAATCTTGGATAGAACATCAAGCCTTTTATTTAACTGAAGCAACTGTTGAATTAGCAAAAGAAAGAGGCAAGTGTTTAGATAGTGATAAAACATGGTATGGCAAAGGCAAGTTTCCTTGGGAACGTAGAGCAAAGGGTGTTAATAAATTAGCCAACTTTAAGCCAGAGTGCGATTGGGAATCATTAAGAAAAGAAATGAAAGAGCATGGTGTTAGAAATGCAACTTTAATGGCAATTGCCCCAGTAGAATCATCTAGTGTAGTTATTAATTCTACAAACGGTATTGAAATGCCAATGAGTTTAATCTCTGTTAAAGAAAGTAAAGCAGGATCATTAACACAAGTAGTACCAGACTATCATATCAAACGTGTAAGAAACTCTTATCAGTTGATGTGGGAACAACAAGACTGTGATGCATATCTAAAGACTGCGGCAGTACTAGCGGCCTATGTAGACCAAAGTATATCAACAAACACATTTTACAATCCAGCACACTTTAAAGATCAAAAGGTGCCTACAACATTGATTGCAAAAAACTTAATGCAGGCACACCAATGGGGACTTAAGACTTTTTATTATTCTTTAATAAATAAAGCGGGAGTTAAAAGACAAGACGAACAACTAGTAGAAATAGCAAAACAATACATTGACGAACCAGCATTTGATGATGATTGCGAAGCATGTAAACTATAGGAATTAATTATGAGTAAAGAACAGTATGATTTATCAAAGAAAACTAATTATTTGGAAAGCACAATGTTTTTAGACCCTTCGGGTCCGGTAACTATTCAAAGATTTGAAGAAGTAAAATATGACAAAATAGCAAACTTTGAAGAAACTGCTAGGGGTTTCTTTTGGATACCAGAAGAAATTAGTTTGACAAAGGACGCATCTGATTTTAAAGATGCCAGTGATGCTGTTAAACATATTTTTACTGCAAATCTCTTACGACAAACTGCATTAGATAGTTTACAAGGCAGAGGACCTGCACAAGTTTTTACTCCTGTAGTGAGTTTGCCTGAGGTAGAAGCATTATGCTACAACTGGTCTTTCTTTGAAACTAACATTCACTCACGTTCTTATAGTCATATTATTAGAAACATATACAATGTACCCAAAGATATTTTTAACACAATACATGATACAAAAGAAATTGCTGATATGGCATCTAGTGTAGGTGAATATTACGAAGCATTGCATCAAATTAATTGTAAAAAAGAAATGGGTCATAAGATTGATGAACATGAACACATTAAAGCAATTTGGATGGCACTACATGCAAGTTATGCCTTAGAAGCATTAAGATTTATGGTTTCGTTTGCTACATCGTTAGCAATGGTAGAAAATAGAATCTTTATTGGTAACGGCAATATCATTTCATTGATTTTACAAGATGAATTATTACATAAAGGTTGGACGGGTTGGATTATCAATCAAGTAGTAAAAGAAGACAAACGATTCTTAAAAGCACAAAAAGAATGCGAACAAGAAGTATATAATATGTATATGGATGTAATTAGAGAAGAAAAAGAATGGGCAGACTATTTGTTTCAGAAAGGTCCTGTAATTGGTTTGAATGCAAACATTCTTAAAGAATTTGTAGATTATACAGCATTAGAATCACTTAAAGCAATAGGTATAAAATACAACGAACCTGCTCCAAAAGTAAGTCCTATTCCATGGTTTAATAAACACAGTGATACTAGCAAAAAACAAACAGCATTACAAGAAAATGAATCAACTAACTATGTAATAGGTGTCATGTCAGAATCACTTGATTACGAAGCCTTACCCGAGTTGTAAGCGCCAAAAAATATTATTTGACTGTAATACTGCATTAAATAAACTTATAACATTTAACTATCTAGGAGAAAGAATGAAAGCCATTGTATGGAGCAAAGATAATTGCACATTTTGTGATCAAGCAAAAAAATTGTTAGAATCTAAAGGTGTTGAGTTTGAAGAAAGAAAAATCGGACACGGGTACACATTAGAAGACTTATTAGCAGTAGTCCCTAATGCACGTACTGCCCCACAAATCTTTTTAGATGAAGATTATGTTGGTGGATTTACTGAATTAAAACAAAAATTGGAGTCATAATGAGTAGTATAATTAAATTAGGGCAGGTCTACTCTTTTAAACTAAACAGCGGAGAAGAAGTAGTATCTAAAGTAGTAGGGAATGAAGATGGATTTTTTGAACTTGAAGATCCAGTATCTCTTGCACCCAGTCAGACTGGCATGGCTCTTATCCCTAGTGTATTTTCTGCTTCAACCGCTGAAAATCCAAGACTAAATACTAATAGTGTTTCTCTTATTGCTGTTACAGCAGATGAAGTCAAGGACAAATACAGAGAAGCAACAACCGGAGTAACAGTACCGGAGAAAAAAATATTAGTAGGATAAAATTACATGGCGAAATTAAGCCGCAAGGGAGATAAGAACACTACAGGTGGTAAAATTCTCAAAGGCTCAGAAACTGTCTTTGCAGAAGGCAAACCTGTAGGTCTCCACGTTAGTGAAATTTCTCCACACGATCCAAAACCAAATAAAAAACCTCACAAAGCCGCAAAAACAACTGAAGGTAGTCCCACAGTGTTTTGTGAAGGTAAACCTGTACTCAGAGTAGGTTCCGGAAACGATTGTAAACACAAAATCGTAGAAGGAGCAGAAACGGTATTTGTTCCGTAAGGTAATATATGGCAGACACAGGTAAACAAAGTCCTTTAGGTCAAAATGTATTAGGCGGCCTTTTACAAAACAGATGTCTTAGGATCAACCCTAACGCCCAATTCTTTATGGGTATTAGCAGATCAAACTCAGAGTATATATTCGGTACACTTGTACAAAATACTGTGCTTAGAATGCTTGTATGGTCTATTAATGATGCTTATTTAAGAGGGGTTGTGGGAAGTGGCACATATAATAATCTTATTTCAATTAGTGGATATGGCAGTTGCTACGCATTAGGAAATTCAAAACCTCCTACATATATTGCAGAAGATGCATCAGAATCGTGGGCAGGAAAAACATCAGGATCATCTGACTGTAAAGCAGTCGAATATGCTGAATCTTTAGGTATAACAGGTGCATTACCTGGACCCGCAAACGCAGGATATTCTGTAACAGGCGTAACAGATTATGGGCAACAAGCCACATGGTTACCTTATAACATGTCAAACCCAAATCATAGTATTACTCAATGGGGTTGGATTAGATGTCATGCTTTACAGGCACATAATGAATTTAATTGGCATGCTCAACCTGGCAGAGAAGGCCAAGCATCACCTAGATACGAAGATTTTTTAGGTTCTTTTAACGAAGCATACAGTTTTGCACAATATAATAATAGAACAATATCTACAGCACAAAACGCCGATACGTTTTTAGAAGGTTCTTTCAGTAATATGGATGATCTAATTACTGGAGATATCACCGGTGTATCTTTGTATACACAAGGTCTTGCAGCCGATTTACAATGTTTACAAAAGATATTTGACTTTAAACGACTAGATCGTTTTGGATTTCCCTCAACATTATTACAGCAATTATATGAACATGGTGGACTAACAACAGATTTAAATTTAGCCTTAGGAGCCGCCGGACTTGAAGAAAGAGAAATTAGAAGTTTATCCAAAGCAAACGATCATGGTACTGCCGAACAAGAACGAAAAATATATACGGCGTTTTTATCTATTGCCGGAAAAAACTTACAAGTTTGTTTATCATCATTAACAAACAATGCATTTCTTTTAAATTATCGTTGTGATCCAGACAATCCAGGGGAGGATTCTGGATTCACATCAAAAATACGTACATTAGCGGATATGTTAAACCCTTGGTATCTATTTTATAATTGTAGAGAATCTCTTACAGTACCTCTGTACAATACTACAACGGGTTTACCTACAGGCTCTAAAACATATTATTTAATTTATTCTGATGCAACGGATTCGGGCGCCGTAAACCCGGCACTTGACTCTACAGCAGTAAGAAATGTTGTGGGTACGTTATTCACTAAAGGAAAACCAGGTCCACTAGAAACTGTAATTGATGCAACACCTAATAATACTCTTCCTAAAGGATATGATTCATACTTAGGAAAACAGAATGAAGTTATACCTGAAGCCATAGCAGTAGCCGCAGGAGCAGTGAGATATGCCTTCTTACAAATCAGTAATATTGAACAAATTACTCCTGGTGAATTAGGTAACTGTCTTCAAAATTTAGAATTAATGTCAGACGATACTGTTGATGCAAATGGAACACAGGCATCCGGATCTTCTTTACAAAAACCAGTAGATGAACTTTTAGTACAAGAAATACAAGAGCAAATGGGACTAGGTTCAAATGTAGGCGGTAATTACAGAATGGATGACTTTTTTGGCAATATGTCAGGTAATCCATATAATTGGCGTGAGTTGTATAGTTATCTAGCAGGAGATAAAGAAATACAAAATGTTACTGCTTCTGCACAATCTTCAGATTTGGCTGCTATCTATCAACAATTGTTTTTAGCAGTATCCTGGGAGCCATGTGCAATTACTTTAGAATTAGAATATACTGTCACCAACGATGGTCCTGGCACTAGGGACGCAATTATGAATCCGGATAATCCGAATTACGATCCTGTAGAAGAAATTCCTAATCCTGATTGGGATCCAGCAGATCCACTAAGTCCTGAGTTTATACCTAATCCGGATTATGATCCTGTCCCCTTTGAACTTTTAGATGCATCTACTGGAACTGTCAGCCCGAGCGGTAAAATTGTAGGGCCTTACGCACCATATAATCCTCCGCAATACACATATGATCAATGGCAACCTTCACTTTGGGCCGCGGGGTATAGAATTAAACCAAGTGAAGGTGAGTATATCCCACTAACTAATGACGGTGGAGGATATGGTAGGGGCGGCGCACCAGATCCAGCAGTCTTTATTAATTACACAACATTTAATTCAGACGGTTCAACTATTAAGATTACTGGTATAGGTAGAAATGATGCACAAACAGCCAGTAATGGTGGCGGAACATTTGGAAGAGTTCAAGGCGCAGAAATTTATGGTGGTGGTGCAGTTTATTTTGCTACAGGCATCGAAGGCGCAAATTGGCAAGGTGGTGCTGGGACACCATACCCGGGTAGTCCACCTGTCGGTTATGAAGATCCAGGTGGTATTTTTCCTAACTACCAAGATCCGTATCCAGGATACGGCGCTCCTGTTGCTAATACAGATGTTATTGCAGAACCTGAATATCCCCCAGTAGGCACTTATAATTGGAGACCTGCAACAGGGGGAACAAATTCAACTTACGGCTCTAGTTATAGT